ACAGGGTAATAGTGCCCCTCCTGGTTATAGCTGGACAGCGTGGGGGCCTGGATCTGTACCACCCAGTCGCCGCTGCCCTCTTCCTGGGTCAGCTGATAGGTCTGGCCATTGATCCTGGCCGTCATGGTTTTGATCATGTGTTTCCCTCCCAAACATCAGGTTGTTTTCGGGTGACAGTAAAAAAGCAGTTCAAAATGCCCCCAGGTAGGGAACTGCTCCTCCATCCCGGCCCAGGTTAGCGCCGCTTCCTCCAGGTCTCCCCAGGTGATGGGGCTGATGATAAATTCCAGGTGAGCCGGCTTCACCAGCTCCACAGAATTCCGGAGCAGCTTGGCGTCAATACGGATAAAGCCAGCCTGATCTCCATAGAAGCGCAGGGAGAAGGTATATTCAGAGAAGTTCTCAGTCACCGTCACATCGTATCCTGTCAGTGCCCTGGCCATGGACTCGATGAGGGCCGCGTTGGCAGTTCCGCCGGCGCACAGCTGGGCTACTACCGCCTGCCGACGCTCCTCCAGGGTGGCCCCAGGAGCAGGGGTGCGGCCGGTGAGCCGTTCCCACTCTGTCAGCCCGGCCTCATTAGCTGTGTGGGCATAGAACTCCAGATAGAGCTGTCTGGCTCCATCCAGCAGTTCCTGGGCCAGATCTACCATGGCGTCGGACACTCCGGCGGTATAGGGGCTGTCCAGCAGCCGCTTGGGCAGCCGCTCCAGCTTGTCGCGCGGTTCCATGGGATCCCTCCTAACCCTGGGTGATGGTCACAGTATGGAGCACCGGTACCTGCTCCACCGTCTTGGACAGGTTTGCTGCCTGCCCATTGAGCTGCAGATTGGTATAGTCCACCACGCCGTCACAGGACAGCAGCCGCAGCGCAACCTGGTTAAACCGTACTGGATCATCCGTGCCGAACTCCATGGCCTCAAACATCTCCCGCAGTAAGCCGGACAGCTGCTTCTCCACGGCGTCCGCCTGGACGCCGCCGTCCAGCGTGCAGGTGGCGGTGACCGTGATCTCCAGCGCCTGGGCGGATACCGCCGTCACATCCGCCCCAATGACCCGACCCTCGTCCAGGATCTGCTGAGCCTGGGTGACGATAAGCTCATCCACCGGCTGCTTGTCCACGCTGGCCAGCACCACCTTGACCGTACCAGGGCCATCCCATAGGGGAATGGTCTTGGCCTGGCCTACGCCAGGGGTCTGACGGGCCAGCTGCTCGTAGTAGTACACGTTGCCGCTGGCCACCGGTTTGGACAGCCGGGTAAAGATCCGCTCATAGAATGAGGCATCGCTCTCGGCGTCAGCTCCTCCCTCTCCAGGACCGGCATTGGTGACACCCTCCACCCCCGGAATGGTCACCAGAAAGCGGGTCACGCTGCCGGCGTCCACGTTGTACACCTCACCGGAAGCCTCTGCCGTGGCTGCTACTGTCGCGGTACCGTCCGCTATCGTGGCCTCCAGATCAGTGCTGAAGCGCAGGCCGGAGGCGGTGAGGCACACCGTCCCCGCCGGTATGACCGCCCCGTCCTGGCCGGTAAAGGTGAGTGTCACGTGGGCGGTGGAGGCGGGGGTACGCTCCATGCCATACTGCCCGGCAAACAGGTCCAGATAGGGCCCGGAGTCCGGCCCAGGGACCGCGGCCGCCAGCAGCACCCGGAATTGCTGCCAGGCCTTGTAGATCTGATAAGCCGCCTCTGAATAGATGAGGTCGGTATAGGAACCCTCCCGGGTGTCAATGTCGAGCCCGGCAGCCGTCAGGCGGTTCACCAGTTCGGCCTTAATGGTCTCCGGCGTGACTTCTGTATGAAAGACGCTAAAGTCCAACATCCACGCTCACCTCCCCATAAATGGTGCTGACGGCACACCGCAGACTGAGGGTAGAGCCGGAAAAGCTCACCTGAATCTGCTGCACATCGTTGATGTAGGGATTGACCGTCAGGCACTCCCGCACATAGCGCACCGCCTCCGCCTCCTTGACCTCGGCAGTGTATGGCCGTCCGGTCAGCTCCTGGAGCTCGCAGCCGTAATTCCGGGTGAAGAGCACCAGGTGGCCCCGGACCGCATGGAGGGCGTTCCACGCCCAGGTAGCCACCGCCTGGGCCCCAGTGACCCATACCGGGCTTCCGCCCCGCCAGCGGGGCCTGTCCGTCTCAAAATCCCAGGCAATCTCCCGGTACAGTGGCAGCACGCCCGTTCCCTGCCCCGCCTGGTCTGGGGCAGAAATCAAAGGAAAGAGGGTCACGGTCTCACCACCTTGAAAAGCACATAGTAGGTCTGGCCTTCGGCATCAGGCAGCAAAAGCACCTGATCCCCGACTGCCAGCCGCTCACTCTCCAGGGTCACCGTTCCGTTAACAGTGCCGGTCAGGGTGCCGGGCAGTTCCCATAGAGGGATGGAAGTGATGATGGTATCCCCCGTATTGATGTGGGTACGCACAGACTTGCCGCCCACATCCAAAGTGACGGAGGACTGTGGGACCTTCTCTCCCTTCTCCTGCTCTCCGGGCACCTGGATGGTGATACGGAAGGGCACCTCCTTCCTGGCCAACAGGTGGGCATCCACCATCAGATCCTGCTCATCCAGTGTCATACCGCCGGCGCGGATCACCAGTCTCCCCTCACCTACATCCAGGACAGTACCCAGTAGCATACCGGGAGGCTGCTGACTTTGGGCCCGCTTGTCCACCTCCAGCAGCAGGCCGGTATAGGGATCTTCTGGACTCATTTCACTTCACCTCCCGATTCTGTGGTATACATCACATTGCGCAGATTGAGGGTCAGCTGCACGGTGTATCCGTTCTCGTCCCAGATGTGCTTGTCGGCATCGATCCACATCACTCCGGACAGGCCGGTGGTGGGCTGCCGCACGATCACGGTCCGGCCGGTGGTGAGCCGGATATCCCCCAGACAGGTCACCGTCACCTTTTGATCCAAGCCGTTGTCCTCCAGCAGCTGCTTGGCCTCAGCCTGGGCATCCTCCCCCTCCCGCTGGGTAATATGCCGCTCCAGCAGGCCGTACAGATCCACCGCGGACTGATCCCGCACCGTGGTCAGCCTCACCCCGTCCGAGTTGTAGACGCCCACGCTGTTGACCATGTCCTCAATGGACTCGGTGGTGGTGGAGGTCAGCAGATTGGACTTTGGGCGGATCACCAGGCTCTCCCCCGTCTCGCTGCGCTCCCGGACGGTGAGCTTGTCCCACTCGAAGCGGGCCAGATACTGCTTCCCCGTCTGCCGGGAGGCCAGGGTATACAGGGTAATGATGATGCGCCATAGATCGGTACCGGAGAATTTACGGCTCACCGCCACCCCGGTGGCAGCCAGCTCCCCTACCGGGATGCCGTAGCTCTGGCACAGTCGGCGCACCGCGGACTCCGGCGTCTCCCCACGCACCTGCAGGGTGCCCTGGTTGCCCGCCAGATACAGGCCCCGATCCATGGCGGTGACCGCCACGGTGGGCTTGGTGTCGCTGAGGGTACGGGTCACCACGATCCCCTGGAAGAGCTGGGCCCCGCTGTCGTCCCAGAAGCCCGCCATGGCCCCTACCGGGCACTCCACCGCCGGCAGGTTGGGGTCGGCCTGACTTACTGCCAAGTCAAAGCTGAGGGTGCGGGCGGCCCGCTGCTTGTCGCCGCTCCACTCCACACCGTTTACCAGGCCCCAGGCATTTTCCACCGTCCGGCCGCCGGAGGTGAATTTCAAGATCATCCGCTCACCCCCAGTTGGCTGGCAGGAGGCAGAGTGAGCACCTGACCCGGGAAGATCAGATGGGGGTTCTTGATGCCGTTGTAGGCTGCCAGGGCGTTGTAATACTTGGCGGTACCGTTGCCGTAAAACCGGCGGCAGATCACCGACAGACAATCCCCGGCCACCACCGTATAGGTCTGGCTCTGCCCGGTCTGCTCCGCCTCGCTGCGGCCGCCCGAACTGCCGGACTCAGAGGTCACCGCCTCCAGAGCCTGGGACTCCTTCAGATAGAGCTTTGCATACACATCCCCGGTGCCGTCCCGTTCCTCATAGGAGATCTCCTCGATGAGGACCCGGGTGTTGATGACGCCGGGCACCACATAACGCACAGTCTTTTTCCCCCGCGCCCAGGCTATGAACTTGTTGACGTAGTGATAGGGGTCGGCCACTGCGCCTGGGGCGCTGTAGGGCCGCTCCCCCGCTGGGAAGAGACACTCCAGGGCCCCGCTGTAGGCGGATGGATCACCGGGCAAATAGACGGTACCTGTACCGTTGACGGTAAGCTCCCGTACATTCTGGCCGGCGTTCCAACCAAAGGGCAGGGGCGGAACCGGGAGCCGGAGCTCCTCACCGTCCGCCAAAAAAGAAAAAGTCAGTGACATGGTCTCCCCCCTATCCATAGGCTCCGGCTAGACTGGCCTGCCTGAGCTTGTTCAGCAGGCTGGTGGCGATGGCGTCAATGTCCGACTCCTGCCGCACCACAAAGGTGTTGCCGGAAATGACAAACCCTCCCGTGCCGCCGTTTTTATTGTAGGTTCGGGCCTCCGCCGCGGTGAGGACCTGCTCTCCCTCATGGAGGAGGGCGGGGAAATCGTCGTAGGGCACCCGGCCAAGGCCGGTGGCATAGCGATGCGCATTGATTTTCCGGATCTTGTTTTCTTCGCCGTCTGACCCAAAAGCCGACAAAACAGCTCCCGCAAGTCCTTTGGTAAAAGCCTGCTGCAGATCGTACTCCGCCCGCCATCCATCGAAGGATGCCGCCAGCTCCCGGATTGAGTCAATCAGATCCAGCTCGCTCTCGTGGACCATCAGATAGTCATCACTGGACTCATAGGCCGCTGTACCCAGCGCCTCGGCCTCCCGGTACAGGTTCTCCATGGCCAACTTCGCATCCTGGCTGCCATACCGGTCGGCTTCCAGCTTGGCCTGGTTGTACTCTTCAGCCATCTGTGCCAGCCGTTCCTGCTGTTCCGGGTCATACAGGGTGGTATCCTTGCCCAGCAGTACCGCCTCCAGGGCCTCCCGGGTGTACTGCTCGGACAGATTCTCCATGTAGGCCTCGTTCTGGCCGGAAATATGGTTGAGATGGGTCAGCGCTGTGCCCAGTTCTCCGCCGTAAGCATCGATCTCAGCCTGGATGCCCCGTTTACGGCTCTCGTTATATCCACTGCCTCGGGCGGCATCGATCTCGGTCATGGTATCCTCCAGGGTAGAGGTCAGGCCCTCGAAGGTCTGGGCCATGGTCTCCATGGCACCGCCGTACATGGACTCCATGCCTGCCTGGATAATGTTTACCGCGTCTCCGCCTTTGATCTTCCCCTTGGAGATCATGTCGTAGATCTCACTCTGGGTCTTGCCGTAAGCGTCCGCCAGCATTCCGATGACATTGACGCCCCGCTCCTGGAGGATATTCAGGTACTCCAGGCTGGCCTTGCCGGAGCCCTGCATCCGGCTCATGGCCTGGGCCATCATGGTCATATCCTGGGCAGTGACACCCACGGCGCTGCCGGCGTCTCCGATGGCCTCCATCAGCTCCAGCATCCGCTCCGGGCTGTCGCCGAAACCGGTGGCCAGGGCCCGGCTCATGCCGGTCAGATCGCTGTATTCCATGGGGGTGGAGGCCGCCATCACCTGCAGGTCGGACAGATACTGACTGCCCGTGCCCTCCCCCAGCAGGCGATTGAAGGCGATCTTGTCCAGTTCCCGCTGGGAGGCGGTGGCCGAACCGCTGGTCAGGCTCTCCTCTGCGGCCTGCTCGCCCTTCTCATACAGCTCCTGGTAATACGCTTTAAAGGCATCATCCTGCTGCTCGTAGATCTGTGTGCCTCCGCCGATCAGGCCCACCAGACCACCCAGAGCTGCTCCAACAGCGGTACCAATGCCCGGGGCGATCATGGTCCCGATGGCGGCGCCGCTGCCGGCGCCGCTCAAAGCACTGGAGAACAGGCTGCCCGCGTCACTGCCAAAGGTAGAACCCACCAGTGTATTAGCCCACTGGCTGGCCACATCCCCCAACATGGACCAGGCTCCTGCCTGCCCCAAGGTGGAGAGGATCCCTCCGGGAGTACCGCCATTCTGCCGGGACAAGCGGCTTCCCTGACCCTCCAGCTCACGGAGAGCGTTCTGTGCATTCCTGGAGGCCTGGACGGTCTCCTTCATGACGGTATTCAGCGCCTCATACTTTTCTTTGGCGCTGAACAAGGCGTACGCGTCTGCGGCGGATCCTGTCTCCTTGTAGGCCTTTTCAGCGTCCTTCAGGATCTTCTTGGCATCCACCAGCTCCACCTGGAGCTTGCTCTGCTGTTTAATAAGGCCATCCAGCCGGGTCTCATAGGCCTTGGCCTTTTGTTGCACCGCGTCAAAGCTCTTGCCAAATCCGGCGTTGGCTTCCCGCATAGCCTCGACTCCCGGGGAATACTGGTCCCGCAGGGTTACCAAAATGCTGGCTTCCTTGCCCACCGTCCTTCACCTCCTTGTCACTACGGCGGAGATCGATGACTTATTGCCTCTTCCGCTGCTCAAACTCCCTCGCCAGAAAGGCCCGCACCAGTGCCTTCTCCCCGGCGGACAGGGACCAGTACTGTCCGGGAGACCAATTTTTCTCCCGGAACAGCAGGTACATCACCGCCAGATCCTGGTCCCCGCCCTCGGTTAGTTTTTTTCCAATTCCTCCGACACGGCACTTTCGGCGTCCGTGACCTCACCCTCACCCCAGGGCAATACCACCGTTTTGCGGTAGCCGCTGAGCCGTTCCACCTCGATGGATACCGCCCGGATCTCACCGGGCAGCAGCAGGGACTTGACCGCCTCTGCCGGGGTGGGGCCGTGAGCCGCCAGCAGCTCCGGAGACTTCCAGATACCGGCGGCATCCCCCGCCAGTACCGTCTGGAGCTCAGCGTCCGCCATGTCCTTCAGTTCCAGGGCCTTACCATAGGGCAGGCCCTTCAGCTCCAGCACAAAGGGCTCGCCATAGAGACGGCTCAGCCGCAGTACCTCATAATTGCTCCGGGGCAGATCCTTCTGCACATCCGGTGTCTCCGGCCGAAGCAGCAGGTCCAAAATCTTACTCATCTTAGATCCTCCTTACGCAGATTCCAGGTATTTGTGGCCGGTGAAGGTGAAGGGTACCTCATCCTTCTGGACCGTCTTGCGCTCCCAGTTCACGATGGGCACCTCATCCAGACTGACCCCGTAGATGGCCACCCGCTCGGCGCCATAGGCATCCGGGTCATCCAGCTTGCTCACCACGGTCACCCGCTCATCCTTGCCATTCTGGATCGCGTCGGCCATCTGCTTGAACCGGCTGTACACCTTGTACAGGCCAATGGAGCCGGTGCCTTTAGAGCTCATGACCTTGCTGTCCTCCACCATCTGCCGGGGCAAATTGATGGCCTCCCTGCTGTTGGTATACTTGGCGACGAACTTGTAGCACTCGGCCACCAGATCGCCGTTCCACCAGACCTCACCAAAGGTACCGGACATCACTCTCTTGGCGCTGTCGATGGTGCTCATACACCCTCACCTCCCATATAGTAGTCCAGATCGAAGTCCTCCATGGCGTCCAGCACCACGCCGCCCATTTTGATGAAGACCCAGGAGCCGGTGTCGGCCTTCAGGATCTCCTGGTCGGTCATGCCGGAGACATCCACGCCGTTGTCCTTCAGCCACTTCTTCTGCTTGTCCAGGTTGAGCTCCACATAGCTGGACCCCGCCTGGATGACCCCCTCCCCCTCCAGGGTCTGGAGGAAGGCGTGGATCTCGCTGACCAGCAGCATCTTGTTGTCGTAGCTGTTGGCCATGCGGATGTACTTGTCCTCAATGACCGTGCGGCACTGGCTGCGGATCAGATCCAGGGCCTCCACGATCTTGATTTTCTTCAGGCTCTCGCTCATATCTCCCGACACGGTAGTCAGGGAGTTCACCGCCCGGCCCAGCTTCACCTTCCGGCCATCGTGGATCAGGATGAGCTGGCCGCTGTCGGCGGCGGCGTCCGGATCGGCGATCTCGTCCACTGCGGTGACTTCCGCCAGAGGGGTGGAGGTGGCGGAGGACTCGATGGGGGTACCCGCCAGCACGCCGGCAATTCGGCTGCAGTAGTCTCCGCCGGTATAGCTCTTCTCTCCCGCCTTGATGCCGGTAGCCACAAAGTTGACCACCGCCATGTTGTCCGCCTTGTGGTTGGGCAGCACCAGCTTGCCGATGCAGTACTTCTTCCGGGCGCCACTCAGCCAGGTGACAGCTTCCGTCATCTGCTCTGCCTCTACATCTGCCGGACAAGCCAGATAGTCAAAGTCACTGGAGGCCAGGGCGGCACACCCCACCTCCACCAGGTCGTCCTCGGCGCCGATCACCGACAGCAGCACCTTCTGGGGCTTGCCGTCGCCCCCCAGAAAGGCACGGGTGATGTAGGCCTGCACCTCTGATCCCAGGCCGCTGGGCATGTCCTCCGGGTCGGCCAGGGAATACAATCCAGCCTCCGCCCCCGTATCCCGCACGATGGCGGCCACGATGCCGTTTTTCAGCCGGTTTACCACCTCTTCCGCCGCCTTGTGGAAGGCGATGGTCAGGTTAGGCTGTCCCATACCAGCCATTTTGTCTCCTCCTTTGCTCTGGTTTCAAAATCAAACTTGGCCATCAGGGCCCCCTCCGTTTCTGTCAGATCCCGGTCATCCTGCCAGGACAGCGTGAAGGTCAGCTCGGCGTAGTCGTTAAATACCTCGCCGGCGGCGGCGGAGAGATCCAGAAACCGGTCCTCCACCTGGATAGCTCCACCGCTGTACAGCACCATGGCTTTGGTCAGCAAGTCGCTGAGCACCTCGATCTGACTGTCGTGGTAGTCGTCCACCGTCTCGAAAAAGGTCACCTTCACCTGGGCGGTGCGTTCCACGGTGCGCCGGGTGGCATCCTCCATGGTCTGCTTGCCAACCTCCACCAGGAAAGAGGGCCGTTCAAAATTTTTGCGTACCAGGTTGCGGTAGTGCTTCAGCTCGGGGAACTTCTCTGCCGTCAGTTCCTCCACCGCATCCAGAATGTCATTGATTCTCAGCATGCTTTTATCCCTCCAGATTCTGTGCCAGCCGGAGGGCCAGATTGGCCGCCGCCTGGTCCACCACCGCTCCCATATCCGCGCCGGCATACATCCGCTTGGCGGGGACCTTGGACTTGTGGATGCGGGGTGTATACCGCTTGGCTCTTCCACTGGGCGGTCTGATCTTGTGGCCCGATTCAATGGCGTTGGTAATTGCCCCAACCGCCCGACCGTGTTCATCCGCCATGTTTTCCGCCGCGTGGACCGCCACATAACCGCCGCCGGAGCCCAGATGGACGTGCTGCCACCGCTGCACCTTACCGGTACCGCCGATCCTGCTCTTTACCACTGCCAACAGCTGCTGGCCCAGCTCAGCCAGGGCCTCCCGCTTGATCTCAGGCGTCTGGTTCATCGCCTGGGCCAGTTCCTGGTCCAGCTGCTCCAGTTCTCTGATATAGATCTGCAGCGCCATCACAGGTCCTCCGTCCGCACGATCTCATATTCGTTCTTGTACCGGTCCAGGGTGTGGGCCACCTGTACCTCGTAGTTGACGCCATCTACCGCCACCAGGCCGCCCCGCTGGAGCACGATCCCCTTGGGCGTCACCAGCACGTAGGTCAGCTGGTTGACGGAGTAGGGCTCCGGCTGGTCCCATTTGGCGTACTTCTCGGTGAGCACGCCGGGGAACCTGGTCCCGTCCTCTCCCTCGTCGGCATCCGCGCGGCACTCCACCAGCTCCACCAGGGCCGCCGCCACATCCAAGTGGTTGCGGTCCCGGCTGGTGATGGCGGTGAGGAACAGGTGCTGTCCCTTCCAGCGCAGGGCGT